AGAGCACTTGACTTTTAATCAAGTTGTCGGGGGTTCGAATCCCCCGTGTCTCATTATATGGGAAAACTCATTGCTTTTTAGTGATGAGTTTTTTATTGTATTCGTATAACTTTCTCACTTAAATTTAGAGGTCAAGCACACAGAAAGTGAGGTTGTTAATATGAAACAAATCTAAATGAACAAATCTAAAAATTTATCTGTAAATGATGCTTATGATTTATTTATCAGAAAGTGTCGTGTCAAGAATTTATCCCAAGCATCTATTGTGTCATACGAGAATAAGATTCAGCCGTTTGTAGATTATTGTGATGGTGGTTTTATCAGTGCGGTTACAATCGACACAGTGGATGGATTTACCAATCATCTTAAAACAGAACATAATGTGAATGATGTATCTGTCGTATCTTATTTACGGTCTGTGAGAGCGTTCCTATATTATTGTATGGAATGTAATTACATGACCACATTCAAAATTCATCTTCCAAAAGCACAGAAGGACATTAAGGAAACTTACTCGAATGAACAGTTGGAGAAATTATTAGCCAAGCCAGACCTCAATAGTTGCTCTTTTACGGAGTTTAAGACATGGGTGTTTGAAAACTATATGCTTGCTACAGGAAATCGTCTCAGTACGGCTTTAAACGTCCATATCAAGGACATTGACTTTGATAATGGAATGATTATGCTGCGTAAGACAAAGAACCGTAGACAGCAGTTAATCCCACTCTCTGCGTCTTTATCTGAGATATTGAGAGAGTATCTTGATATTCGTGGTGGAAATCCTGATGATTTCTTATTCTGTAATAACTACGGAGAACAAGCCAGTAACAGAACATGGCAGACATTGGTGTACCGATACAACATTAAGCATGGTGTCAATGTCACGAGTATACATTCATTCCGACACACTTTCGCAAAGAACTGGATTCTCTCAGGTGGTGACATTGTAAGATTAAAGACCATTATGGGACACAGTAATATTGCAGTCACGAATGAATACCTTGCCATGTTTGGTCAGGACTTGCAGATGGACTTTGAGAAATTCAATCCATTAGATAACTTGAAGAACAGAAACAGAGAACAAATCAGAATGTAAAGGAGAATAATGTTTATGAAGAAATGGATCAAGGCAGATAACGGCAGAGTAACACAGGTGATTGAATTTGATGATGGCTCAAAGATTGAACTGCCATTAGATAAGAATGGTAACTTGAAGTGGTTTGATGATAGCAAACTAATCAAAAAAGCAAGTTAATTTCTAGGGTGACAACACCTCCCAATAAATCCCTACTGTTGTCCAAATATCGTGACAACGATAGGGATAAAAGTGGGGTAGTTGTGACACATATTAGTAGTAGATAAGAGTTAATAATAGACAAGTGATACCACTCGTTTTCAACGAGATGTTATTCTTTGGATTTATTATTGTTTTGTTTTGGAAAGGAGAGATACATGAATTATGCGAATGTATTTGGTCGTACACAGAAACAGTTTGATACGACCATGAACAGAGAGAAGATTACAGTTGCAGATTTCTTTAACTCCGATATTAAGTATGATGTATTCTTCCGTAGGAATCAGAGAAGTACCACACCACAGGGCAAGGTTAGATTCTTTTATGCTCAGAGTACACCTATTCATATTGGAACAATCTTTGTATTGAATGGAGAAAATTATGTTGTAACTTCTCAGGACGGAATCGAGAGTGATATATATTTTACATCTATTGCAGTCAGAAGTGATATGACCTATAAGGTTAAGACAGATAAGGGTACTGCCAGTATTCCATTTGTTGTTGTATCTGATAAATGGACTGTTGCTCATGGAACTATTACACAGTTGAATGGTGCAGTTGCCTTGTACACTGGTTATAACAGTGCAGTAGAGAATATAAAGGTGAATGACTCTTTTAGAGGATTTGGCAACTATTATAAGGTTGGGAATACCTTTAAGAATAATAATCTGTTCTATCTGTATTTGGAGCAGACGCAAGCACCGATTGACAACTATAAGATTAAATATACTGGTGTAACCTCATTTGATCTGAAGGAGAGCAACACATATCAGTTGACTTATTCCGTGACCGACAGTGGGAACATTGTAGAGAATCCACATATATCATATGAATCTTCTAATGTTGAGATTGCTACAGTAGATGAAAATGGTCTTATGACTATGCTTCAAGAAGGTTCAGTTGATATTGTTGCTTCATGCGGTGGTGCTACCTGTACAACAACTATGGCTATTTCAGACACAACACCGAAAGTCAATTATACAACGAGCATATCAACATCTACAGATACAATTAAGGTTGGTGGCTCATATAAGACACTTACTTGTCTCTTCACAGATAAAGACGGACAGGACATTACAGAGACAGTTATTGCCGATATGACAACTGCTGACTTTGTATGGACTTGCTTCATTGATGGAACTGAATATACAAATGATTCTATGGTCGTTTGGTATAAGGGTTCGTCTGCTAATAGCAAGAGAGTCAAATTGACTTCTGCTGCAATGAGTTATCTTGGACATACAATTACTGTCAAGTGTACGGTCAATGGTGTAACGGCAAGTAAAGATTTGGAGATATACGAGTAACCTATAACTTGGCGAAAAAAGATTTATCTCTTACTTGATATTTTCATAGAATATGATATAATATCTATGCAGGGAACATAAGTTTTGTAAAAAGTTTACAAAAAAGGGTTAAGTTTTTTATAACTTATGTCGATACATATTATGTAAGGGATAAATCTGATAGCCAAATACACAGAAAGCGAGGAAATAAATGATATTAGATAATGGCTTGAAGATTATGAGCATTGATGCTACCGACTTATTTAGAGTAGAAGTAGAATCAGCAAAGAACAAAAAGGGCAAAGAGATTAAGGTTGCAAAAGAAATCGTACCTTCTGGATTATCTTCCTATTACGATTACTATGATGAATCAAAAGATGAAATTCTTCATCTGAGAAATCCCCAGTTATTCAAAATGAAATTAGATAGCAGTATGGCACTGGATGAATTAGGTCGAGTGATTGCAGACAGACGAATGACAAAGACAGCATTTTTCAATGTCAGAAGAAAGTTAGCAACAGACCAAGTAGTATACTTAACATTCAAATATTCTTCATTTAGAAGCACTCTCGAAGATGATAAGGATGATAAGGGCAAGGTCAAGAAATACAGGGTAGACGGAAAGACAAAAGAAACCATCAGATATATGATATATGATAAGGAAGATTTCTCTTTCAAGATTGACAATATAGAATATGTAAGATGGTGTCGGTCTGGAAGTGCTTCAAGACAAGGTAAATGTTTCTTCATCAACAAGGAACTGGTTCACTCAATGAACCTGTTTACGGATTGCGGTATCAATCCTAAGAAGAGAAAAATCAATCTTGCATCATTTGAAGCGTACAGAGCATTGTTGTTATCACATAAAACAGCAAACCTAGATATTCGCCCGGAGAACATACTTCTTATCGAAGATGTAAAATCAGTATTCAAAGATAAGGTTATGTATGTGGGACTTAAAGATAAGAAACTCTTCACAGAAGAAAAAGAAATGACGATTGAAAACAAAATATGGGATGGACAATCACTGATTGATAGATCTCTGATGGGTGACTACCAAGACAAAGGAATGTTACTTCTTCGTCACAAATTCTTCAAATCTTGTTGCTTTAACAGCAATATTCAGCAGTGGTTCAAAGATAACCACATCACAGATGTTTCCCAGTTAAACGGAACTACAACAGCAAAGAAAATCGAGGACATCAAATTTATTACTACTCCAAGCAGTATTAAATATTGTAAGTTCGGAGATACCGAGAATTGGTTCTCTGCCTGGTTGAAACAAATTTCTAAGAAAAATATCCCATTTGGAATAGTAAAATATGAAAAGCCGACCAAATACTTTGGCGGTAAGTTAGTAAGAACACACTATCAGATTTTAAACACCTTACAGATTACAAAGAATAAAATCACAGAATTATTACAACAGACATTAGATTATATCGAACTGCTCAGGAAAGATCCACTTGCAATGTATCACTACTGCGAAGCAACCTCAGATGATGAGGACAGCGACTTAATGATGAATGTAAAAGCAGATGTAATCTACAGAATGATGAAACTGAATATGTCCTTCAAGGACACAGCACTCTATAAGATACTTGCAAAGAAAGTCATTGAGAGCATCAGAGCAGATGTTAAGTGTGGTAGGATTCTTGTTACTGGTAACTACTCAACGGTCTTAGGAAATCCAATCGAAATGCTTCAGGAGTCAATCGGAAAGTACGAGCCAGAGACAACAATAGTTGGTAAAGGAAACATCATATCAACAGCGTTCCCACAGAAACAGTTGCTTGCTTGCAGAAGCCCACATATTACAATGGGAAATATTTATCTCCCACACAACACTGAGAACCATTTGGTTACAACCTACATCAATATGACAGACAACATTATGGTAATCAATTCAGTAGGTGAGAATGTTCTACAGAGAGCAAATTCAATGGACTTCGACAGTGACCAGATGATGATTGTTGACAACGACATAATGATTGATGCAGCCGTTAAAAATTATGATAAGTTTTTAGTTCCGACAACTGATATTGAACCTGATCCGAAAGAAGATGAATACACGGCAAAGAATCTTGCAAAGTTGGATTATGAAAGCAGTGAAAATCTTATAGGTCAGATTGTTAATCTCTCACAGGTCTTGAACTCAAAGTTATGGGATGAAATGAACAGCGATAAACCAGATGAAAATACAATCAAGCAGTTATACAAAGATGTGTGTCAGTTATCAATCATGTCAGGTCTTGAAATTGATAAGGCGAAGAAAACACTTCCTGTAGATAACAAGGATGAGTTGAAAGAAATCAGAGAACGATACAAGGAAGAATGTGAAATCACTAAGAATGGTAAGATTGTAATAGTCAAGAAGATATTATATCCGAACTTCTTTAAGGAACTTGGTAAGAAAGGTAACTACGACAGCAAAAAGGTTTATGTCAAATATGCAACCACACTTGATATGATTGGTGACGAAATTGCATACAAGACAATGACAGTTGAGGGAACAGATAAGGCACTGCATAAAATCCTGAGAAAGCCAGATATTAAATCAAGAGATGTTGACAAAGATAAGATTAAAGCGGTCTTGAAACTATGCAAGCAAAGAGCCAAAGACGATAAGAAATTAGGAGTTGAGAAAACTCAGTTGGGTAAGAGTGAATATAACCGCATGAGAAAGCAGACCATTGAAAACTTCTTGGAAGATTTGGCAGAGATAAAGATGAACCAAGCAACACTCTACACATTGCTTACAAGCGAGGATGCAGAGGAATATGAGGACTATATCTTACAAGGATTGTTGGAACTGAAATCATCTACATTGAAGAAACTGGTTAAGACAGATGATACAACACCAACACTTGTAGAAGATGCAGCAGGAGACATTGAGATATACGGAATAAAGCATAAAAAATCGGAAGTGGCATAAAAACCACTTCCTTTTATTTTGCAAAAAAACTGCACGATTATTACCGAATTAAATTCCCTAAATCCTTGAAAAATAAGGCATTACGAGGTCATTACAATGGGTGTAATATGGAGAGAAAAAATTGCGTTTTGGGCATAAAAAACACACCAACAATCCTATGAATACATTGGTGTTCTTGTCATTAAATTTCTTTCCTATGGAAAAGCATAAGAAACTTTTACAAATGCTATTATAGCAGGATAGAAAGTCAATGTCAATGATTTTCTAAATTTTTTTATGCAACAAAATTTCTAGTATCTAACATAGTAATCATTTATTTATGGGACGGTGTTCTATCGTCCCTTCCTCCTCCAGTTTATAACGGTCGAAAAAACGGCACGTTAAAATATATCAAAAGTTTTTATGGGGCAGCCCCACGAACTGAGAACTCAGGGCGTACCGACTGCAACAAGAAAGGATTAAAAGATGGATATTAAAGAATTGAATTTAACAGATGAGCAGATGGCTCTTGTGTCTAAATATGTTCAGTCAGAAACAGATAAGGTGCGTACAGATTACAGTGCGAAACTTAAAACTGCCAATGATGAGATTGCAAGATTAAAGCCAGTTGAGAAATCTGATGCAGAGAAAGCATTAGAGGAAAGAATTTCTGCTCTCGAAAGTAAAGAGAAAGAACTTGCTAACAAAGAAAAGTCAATGACGCTTGCAAGCAAATTAAAGGAGAAAGAACTTCCAGAAGGATTAGCAAAGTATTAGAAGATGTTATGGCTAAGATGAGTGACAGTATCTATGTGAATGTAATGAATCCTATGCCTGTGGCTATTGGACAGCGTATAGAGAGTTCTATTCCTGCTGATGCAGTTGGTTATGTAATGAACCTTGATGTGGGAGATTTCAAGTATGCTAATTGCTCATTGGATTATAACTCAATCAAGTTGTATCTGGATAATATGAAGCAGTTCCTTAATGATGTGGCTTGTATGCCATCTGTATTAGGTTCTAGCACTAATATTGCGAATATCTCAGAAGTTAGTATGCAAATCTTACTGATGATGGCAAGTGTGTATGCTGATGAGAATAAGAAATGGCTCAATATTGGATTCCAGAAACGATTTGAGATGTTCAAAAAGATACTTGGTATGCAAGGAATTAAGGTGGATAGTGATGTAGAAGTCATTTACAATGTGGCTATGCCTGTTGCATCTACTGAAATGATTGCTAATCTGAAAGCACTTCAAGAGATGGGAGCAATTAGTAAGGAAACAATTATGGAAAAGACCGAATATGTCAGTGATGTAGAGGTTGAAAAGAAGCGTTTGAGTGGTGAAAATGTAACTTCTTCTCCAAATGGAGAACATGTTAAAACCACTGATAATGTGGATAACTCTGTGGATAAGTAGTGGATAACTTTAGTTGAGTGAAGTGAAATTAGCGTCTATATGTGGTATTTCAACATAAATATGCACACTATATATAGACGCATTTTGCTTTACAGACCACTAGGTTTAGTGGCTAAACGCATCAAAACTGGACAAATTGACAAATCCAACAATAAATTCGGTCTGATTTGCGATATGACACTGTACTGTGCTAAAGTAATCTGAATTGTAGATACATCAGACACAATTCTATATCCATCAGGCAGAAAACAATGGATAATAGTGTAGTATTGTACACTGTTCCAAACTGGTGCTACGGTATTTCCACATTTTTCCGTGGGATTAGGGGGTATCAGATGGGGATATAATCAGAAGAAATCTCGATTTCCTTGGCTTACATTCACTTGACTATCAATCAAGTGAGCGTTTTAGGGGTGATTTGAGCCGATTTTGGGGTTAAATGTGACCAGATACAGGGTGATAGAGTGGAAAAATCCGCAGTGAGAATCCATTGTGCAATATGTACAAAGGGGTGAATGATTGTTCGTTGTGCAATACGGAGAAAATACAGTGTCATTTTTGTGCAAAGTGACGGAACGATTCAGAGCAAATTTATTTAAAGATTTGTGAATTTCTGAGAAAACTTCAAAACAATTCGGCTTATTGTCAGACAATTCAAATGTTAAATTTTTGTGAATTTTTTGCGTTACCCCTTGACTTTAAAAAATTTTTTCCTTAATCAGAAAAATCCCCACAGAGCAAAATTTGGTCATCCGAAACTTTCGGTTCACCTTATGCAAGGTTCATTTGAACCTCACCATTTGCAATTTCTTCCAAAGATAGCACATGTCCAACTTGGGCTTGTGCTTTTGTGCCAAAGTAAAAATTTTTTCTTTTGCTAACTCACCCTTCCAATCGGACTAATCATGGTTGCGTCCAAATGGACACACCCATTGTTGTACCATCTTGTCACAACTAATAATTCAAATCCGAAAGTTTCGGACTTGCATCAAATTTGGGGGAAGTCCAAAAATAAAATAAGATGTCCAACATTAGGACACCCTACTTTCTCAACTTATCTACTAACTGTGAAACCAGTTCCACGGATTCATCATCAAGACCAGTAACATCTACATTCCTCTTATCAGTAATTCCCAAGAGATAATCTGTAGATACATGGAATATACGAGCCAATTTTATCAACGCTTCATATGAAGGATAACGACTGCCTGATTCATAGGAAGATACAGCACTTATGGCTAATCCTATTCTATCTGCTACTTGCTTTTGAGTTAATTTCTTCTCAATTCTGAGAGAGCGTAATTTTTCTCCCATATTCACCAACTGTATCACCTACTTTCACTGATAGTGTATCAATTAGCATTTCCATATTGGTGAAATGAATTTCTATATCACAGAAATTTTTATTGAAAATGCCTACAGTTAATGGTACAATTTATATAACATCTAGGAAATTAGTGCAGTGATTTGAAAGGGGGCTATTTTTATGAGAAAGAAATTTATCAAAGGAATTGTTCTTACATTAACTTGTGTAGGAATGATGGGCTTATTTACGGCATGTTCCAGTGATGATGAGTATAGAGATACTTTGAATAGTGGTCTTGATAAATACTATAATAATGAAGACATGACAAAACAAGAACATGATGCTGTTGAAAATTTCAATAATTGGAAAGATAAACAAGGCGAAAAAAAATACAGCGATTGGGACTGATTAGTAATAAGGAGATGTAAAAGTATGAAAATTACACATAATGATGCAGTTATTTTGGAAGGAATTGTTTGTAATTTATATAATGGAGCACATCAAGGGTCAATGGGTGGTATTATAGAAGCAGGTCATTTTGAAAGAAACCCATTTCATGCTGCTCTTATCTGCATTTCCAAATTATATTCTGGAATGTTTGATGATAAAATAGATCAATTTGTATGTACATGGGAAACTGTATTTAATTATCCTGATGAAAATCAAGAATATACAATAGAACAGTATATTAAGGAACTTAGAGAATTGATTTCAATATTAAAATAAGAAAATAATGGATTACCAAAACGAAGAGGTCTACCTTAAAACGAGGTAGTCCTTTTTTATTGCATATAATAAGGAAAGGAGACACACATGAAAGTATTAGATAGATTAAAAATGGAGTTATCCAATCAACAGTATTTCTCAGATGAGCAGTACATTCAGTTTCTCACGGAGAACGCATTAACTCCGATAGATGAATATGATAAATCAACAATGCAGAAGTCATTACTGTTTACTGTTGTTGATGTACTTGAAGCCGTTACAAACGACATAGACCTTATGACAGGTATCAGTACAGAGTTCTCAAACATTGGACAAGCGTATGAGTTCTTAGAAGCAAGAATACAACAGGTGAAAGATAAGATTGCAGCCATTCCAGATGAGAATGAGGATTATAATTGTTTCTCATTGATGTATACGAGAGATAGAATTTAGCAGTTGACACAGATGGATTTTTAGTGTATTCTATGAGTAAGTCACAGATAGTTATACGAATTATCAATAAAAAAGTTATATGAGTTTCTTGATTACAAGGGAGTTGCCTACAGTTGGTAGAGCACTTGACTTTTAATCAAGTTGTCCGGGGTTCGAGTCCCCGGTGGCTCAGTGGAAGCTTATTTCTAAAAAGAGGTAAGCTTTTTTGTTTTATAAATTATGTAACGCAGGTATAATCCGGCGTTGCTTTTTGACGCTGATATTATTTAATAATCTATAATGAGGATTGCAAAAATTACGCAGCAGTGCAGAAATTCGAATATATCAATACGTGGCAAATCTGCTTTTAATACTCATATCAAATAATAAAAAATATAAAAAGACTACTCTATATAAAATAAATGTATTATAATAGGAAAATAAAAACTGAAAATTATAGGGGATAAGTAAGTATCGTCATACTTTTTGGGGAAAAGAGGGAAAATATAGCTATTTTATTTAGGTAAAATAGGGAAATGAAAATAAAGTAACGAAATAAAATAGAAAAAGAAAGGGGAATCATAATGAAAAGGATAAAAAAAGTTGTATCAATTGTATTAATCATGGCGACTTTGTGTTTACTGACAGGTTGTTCTTTTGTAAAGGCAGAAACGACCATACAGGTATCAGTGGATGCAGATGGAAAAACGGTAAAAGCTGTATTGAAAGCAGATCAGAGTCAGGGATATGAATGGAAATATTTCATAACGAATGGCGCACTTTCAGAATCCGCGTCCAGATTTGAAAATAATATTTTCAGTGATACATATATTCAAAAGTATTCTTATACCTATAATATATCAAAGGGAAATGAAGATCAGCTTGTATTTGTATTGATCAAGGACAAGGATTATGAGAACGCAAAGGCATATGAATATCCGGTTACGATCGATGACAATGGCAGTGTTAAAATCGGAAACAGAACAGAAAAAACAGTTGGATATTATCCGGATCTGTTAAAAATGATTCAATAGTATAGAAACATAAGTGAAGGTACATGC